GAATAAAGTGATTGAAGCCCGTCTATCTGAGATTAAAGATGTTCTTAACCACCAACTAATTCCGTTGATATTTGAATGGAATGGGTGGGAAACAGAAGTATATCCTTACTTTGATTTTGAATCCCTGCACGAAGAAAACTTAGACGTTCAAAGTAAAGCCTTGCAACGTGTAGGTGCAACTAAGTTGATTGCACGTACTGCTAAGAACATTAACGCTATTGCTAAGATTCTAAACTTGCCGGATATGATTGATGAAGATTTGGTTGGCGAAGAACTTGAGAAGATCCTTGGTAATCCCCCAGAGCCAACTAAAAGTGGCCAAGGTATGGAGACAGGATTGAATAACGGCACAGGGCAATCTAACGGTAGTTCTGGTGATTCCAGTTCTGGCAACAATGAAAATAAATAAGAGAATAATGAATGAGTGATAAATTAAGTTCCCTCTATCAGAAACTCTATAACACCCCACACTTGATGACGACTGAGTTGTTTGGAAGTATCCAACAATCCCTTCCAGATTCAGATGTTGAAGCAAGCCTAGGTGAGCCTCGATATAAAAGGGATATAGAGGATCTACAGTACAACTCAGAAACCTCAGTTGGTATTCTCCCAGTAGTCGGATTACTGACTTACGAAGAGTGTGGATACTGGTGGATGGATACAACCTCCTATAAGTCCCTACTCTCTGACGCAGAAACAATGATTGATGCTGGAGCTAAGACAATAGTTTTAGACTTAGATAGTGGTGGTGGATATGCGTATTCAATGACTCAAGCGTCTTCTGAATTACGTAAGATGTGTGATGATAATGGTGTTAAGCTTATTGCTTACAATGATGGTATAGCGGCTTCTGCTTGTTATGGTATTGGTTGTTCTGCACATGAGTTCATTGTTAATCCAGATGCACTTACAGGCAGCATTGGTGTTGTAGTGAGTATTACAGATACTTCTGCTTATGAAAAGAAGTTGGGTATCAAGCGTATCTACATCACTGCTGGAGAAGGTAAAGTCCCCTATGACGAGGAAGGTAGTTTCTCCAAAGAAGCTCTTGCTGATATTCAAAATAGGGTAGATTCAACCTACGAACGTTTTACTTCTCACGTATCCCAATACCGTAATGTTACACAAGATCAAGTTAAATCGCTTGGCGCGAAAGTTTACTCATCTGCTGACGCTGTTGCTAACGGCTTAGCTGATAAAGAAATGACCAGAGAAGAGTTTTTTAATTATCTGGCAGATATTGTAGAACAAGGGAAACCTTCAATGGCATTAAATATTTTTAGTAAAAAAACCAAAGCAACAATAACCGAGGAGACAGCAATGTCTGACAAAGATGTGGATGTTCAAGCTCAGCTTGCTTCCCTAAAAGAAGAGATGGCAGCACAAATGGCAGAGTTTCAAGCCGCTAGTGAAGTTAAGCTCGCAAAAGAACAAGCGGAAAAAGCTGAACTAAAAGCTGCTTTAGAAGCTATCCAAAAAGAAAAACAAGAAGCTAAAGCTGCTGAACGTCTTGCTGAATTATCTGCATTGTTTGGTGATACAGAAGCTCCTGCTTTGAATGCTTCATTAGCATCTCTCGATGATGCAGCTTTTGCTGCTGTAGTCAAAACTTTCGAAGCTAAGTCTGAAAAGAAAGACGAAGAAATGACTGCTGAGATTGGTGAAGAAGGTAAGGTGGTTGTGACAAAACCTGAACAGTACTCTTCTACAGTAAAAAAGAATATGCAAGAATTTTTAACCAAACAAGCTAATAAAAAAGGTGCTAAATAATGCCATTTGTAACTATTAACGATCCACGTAACAGTGATGTTGTACTGTACGAAGAAGAAAACCGTTTCTCTCGTGATGTTGTAACTGTAACCCTCTCCACTGCAACTGGTGACTACAAGCAAGGCACTATTTTGTTCCGCGCTAAAGGTACTGATCCTACCGCAGCTTGGGATGTTGTTGACGGTGCTGGTGACTTGTCAGCTTCTAACGAATATGCTGTTCTGTTGGGTGCTCAAGTAAAAGGTCAACCATTTGAAGTTCGTGATGTGAACCCAATCACAACTGCTACTGCTACACAAGCTATTGTACTTCGCCGTTTGGCCTCTATTAAAGAGACTGTACCAAAAGCTGTACACGTAACTGGCTACGGTTTAAGTGCTGGTAACTGGGCAACCTTGAAACACTTACTTGCCTTCCAAAATATCCTTGTGCAAGATTCTGTTGCTGCTGTTTAATACTAAATAATAAGAGATTTAATAAATGACTAATATTGCAAAACAAGGCAGCTACGTAGAATTTACCAGCCTTTCTAAAGAAATGGAGTTGATCCCAGTAACCGAGAATATCCTTGGTGCTCTTGGTATTTTCTCTGCTGAATTTTTGAATACCCCTACTGTTACAATTCCTCGTGTAGTTAATGCCGAGTTCTTGTACTCAGACGTACCTTGGGGCGCTCGTGTTAAGAACAACCCAAGTCACAGCAAAGGTGTGTTGACCCTACCTATCCCAGCTTCTGCTGGTGAAGATGCAATCACCCCAATGGACGTTCGCGGTAAGTTTAACTGGGATGACATTGTTGCCGCTAACCGTCCTGAGACTGTACAAGCTCTCATGGCGCGTAAGATGAAAACCATTAAACAGACTTACGCTAATACTTGGTCTAAGGCCATGATGCAAGTAGTTCGTGATGGTACTGCTTACGCACCTAACGGCACTTTAGCTACTTCTTACGGTTCAACTGTAAACTATTTCACAGAGTTTGGTGTAGCACAAACTACTGTGGCTTTCGATTTAGCAGACCAAACAGAAAGCCCGAAAGACAAGTGTAAAGCTGTTATCCGTGCCACCCAAGATGGTTTCCAAGGTGGTTTCACTCCTAACAACTTCTTAGGTATTGCTGACCGTGGCTTCTTTGACTTGTTAGAAGGTCATCCTTATGTTATTGATGGCATGAAGCAAGTAATTAATGGTCAGTCTCTTGATGTGGTTCTTGGTCGTTTAGGCTACGGTAACTTGTCATTAGATGGTCGTTATGAAGTTCTTGAGTTTGGTGGTATTACTTGGGTATGTGCTGCTGCTGGTGAAATGACAGCTAACGAAGCTCGTGTATTCCCATTAGATGTACCAGACATGTTCAAAGTGTTCTTCGCTCCATCTATCGAAAACTTTGATACTGTAAATGCTACTGCTGAACAAGTGTACTACTACGAGTATATGAGTGATCGTAAAGACTTGGTAGAGATTCACCATGAATCTAACTTCCTGTTTGCTACCTTGTGGCCTTCAGCGATCATTAGATGTACCACCACTGTTTAATTACAGTTGGTAATCAACTTCGGGGAGAGATCCCCGTTGTTATTCTTAAGTTCCTTCGTAAGAGGTGACTTTACAATAACAACCCACAAATAACAAAGGCACACATCATGGCACTTTCTCTTAAGAATGGCACTTTTGACAATTTAAAACGAATTAAGTATACCCCAGCTTCACGTACAACTTTACCAACTGGCGTTTCAGCTACAACCCTTGTTGGTGGTAGTGAACAAATTACTCTCACTTTTGTAAATACTTCTGTGCCCCTTACTGATGCTGGTGCATCTGGTGCTGGTGGTGGTATCCGTATCTATGGTTTCCAACAAGGTAATGTGAAGATTGATAACTTCCGTGTAAACCTTACAACTGCTCGTGCAGGTACTAACTTAACAGCTACTGCTGCTCTCGTAGCATCTCTTGGTACTGTAGCTGCTGCTGCCGATGCAACCTTATCTTCAACTGAAGCTGACATTGCATCTTCTACTACAGCTACTCTTACTGCTGGTGCGGGTACTTTCACTAAGATTGCTACTGCTCCTGTTTACTTGGATGGTACTAGCACCGCTAAAGACGTTTACTTGAACTTTGCTGTACCTGATGCTGGCAGTGCTGGTAATGACTCTGTTGTTGTAAATGGTACGATCACTCTTATCTACTCAAATACTGCGGTAGTGTAAGAATAGGGCAGAAATGCCCTCTCTTGAGGACATACAATGGCTCTAAGTAATATTGAGATGATTCGCCTGATTACGCAGGACAATGGTAGGCTTCCAGTATTCGAAGAAGGTTTCCACATACTGACAGACGATGAGATTGAAGGTTACCTTACTATGTGTAACGGTGATGTTCTTCAAGCTGCAAGATGGGCTACACGATCTGTTATGTACTATATCTCCAGCTTCAACACTAAAGAAGTGTTCGGTGATGTGGAGATGTGGAGTGACTTTGGTAAGAACTACATCAAAGCTGCACAAGCCTTCCTAGACGATAAGACATTATTCAGTGTTCTTCCTACGGGTATTATGCCTTGGGCTGCTGGAG